TATACCACATTATTTTTTATTTTTTTTTTTGGAAAACAAATATGTGAGCTTTAGCTCCGTATTTTCTTTTGTTGGTATGAACGAAGTGAATACCAACAAAAGTGATGAGGGATGATGCAAAATAAAATAAAAATATTCCCCCTTTCAGATCTTTTCTGTTCGGGCTCCACCCGAACCCCCCTTCGGGGAACCTCTTTCTGAGATTTTTTTTATTCTTGTTATGACCTTGTGGTGGAACCACCTTTTATTTTTTTTTCTTTTCGTTTCTTTCCATCCCGTTAGTGTGGAGAGATGAATAGATTATAACAAAAAATTTTTAAAAAGCAACTTTTTAAACCAAAATTTTAAAGTTTGTTGCCAAAAGGCAAATCAACTAAGGTATTTTACGTAGAAAACATCCTTGCCATTTTTAAAAATTTAATTTTGGGTATCTACGTTGCCAACGTTACGCTGCGATGGTATAATAACAAACGAAAGTATATTGTGTGAAAAGGATATGTCGCGTCAAGTTATTATAGGATTGGCAGCTGCCATGGGTTCCGGAAAGGATCTTGCGTTTAAAATTATTAAGAAAAATTTTCCAGAATATCATTTTGAACGGGTGGCCTTTGCAGATCCTATCAAAAAGGCAATCGCCGATATTTTTAAAACCAATGTTGACGTAATCAACGATATCAAACGCCTTGATGATATTTGCATTACCGATCCGAATACTAATGACGCATATTGCCATTTGTCAGGCCGCGATTTAATTCGGGGTATAGGCATGTTGATGCGTGGATATGACGAAACGCAATTCAACCAATATGTGAAAAAGATTATTGGTGATAATCCGGGGAGTAATTTTGTAATTACGGATGTTAGATTCGCCAACGAGATTGAGATGATTCATTCCCTTGGTGGATATATCGTACGCATTGACCGTGATGAGTGTACCTACGATGGCCACGTATCTGAGACGGAAATTGCCAAACCCGATTTTATCGTCGATAATAATGATGATATTGATCATTTTTCCCACAAACTTTGCAAGATTGTTAATACCATAATAGAAGGAAGAGCATAATGAGTGTAGTTCATGTGGCAGGTAGTGCGACTACCAAGGTGGTTGGATACGTACCCGAGGCAGTGCAGCCTAATGCAGTCGATATTCGCATTAATAGGGTTTTGAAGATTGGTAATGATTTGTTTACCATTGATGCTGCAAACAATAAAACGCATCGTTCTGTTACCCTCGTTGAACCGGATGCAGAGGGGTTTTGGCTTCTCGAACCAGGTAATTATGAAATTAGCTGTATGGAACACGTTGAGGTAGGACCGGATGAAATGGGCCTTATCGTTACACGAAGCACGTTGAATCGTAATGCCGTGAAGGTTGATGCCTGTGTATTTGATTCGGGGTATCACGGAGAACTCGCGCTTCGCCTTGAAGTGATGAACGGCCCCATGAGAATTCAGCGCGGCACGAGAATCGCACAGTATGTGAGTTATAAGAGCGAGGTGCTTAAGCAGTATAATGGATCATACGGTTTTGGCACCGAGGATGATATCAAATACGGAAGCAAGGTGAAACCGTAGTAATTTTGTCCCAACAATAGTCAAAACGAATATATATCCTGCGTATAACGTATTTTTAATATTCAAATGATTATTGTTAGTTCGTTTGACGGATTTCAAAATGACCAATCTGGTTCGTATTGTTATTTGCAGGATGCAAACGGGTACCAGGTTGGTACAATTGAGGTGGAGAATGGCGCTGTGACCCTATATGTAACACGATCCAACGTCAGCACCTCATTTGACATAGGCGATATATCGCCAGATGACGATGATTTACCCGATATGATTATCGATTCACTTTTTTCTCCCCTTAATTGGGACGCCGATTCCCACCTCATCCAATCCATCATAGATGCAATTTTCAAAGCCGATTCTTGATTTCCGAAATTGATTGCAATATAATACAAAATATCAAAAACGTCGCGATTAGAATGTGAGGTTTTTATGGGATGCGATATTCATTGTTTTATTATGGTTAGAAACGGTCCGACTAACCATGCGGTCAAGGGTAGTGACCCGATGTACGATAAGTTCGTACCAGTTGTATGTGGTGCATGGGCCCAGATGTATAATCGACCATGGCTGGAGGCGAAAGAGCCTACAGCGATCCGAATGCGTTTCCGTCAATTTTACCTAACTGATTTCCGTTGGTATACTACATTTGGGATGTTGACTGACGGTCAAGTTCGTGGTGGCAGTATTGATGACGTGGTTTCAGCTGAAATCCTTCAAGCGTATCTATCCAAATATCGTATTGGCTCACGCGGAAATTATCTAATGATGCCAATGAATGGTAAATTCGACCTCAATAGGGTCGCGTGGCCCCTTATTCATAAGGATCTCGTGGCAGATTCAGATAAGATTCGCGAATATTATGAAATGTTGAACGCAAAGGAATGCGCCAAGGATTACGATCATGATATTTTGGATGTGAATGATGTCGTCGTATCACAAATCATTTCCTATTGGGCCAACGTTGATTTCCATTCGCATAACCATTTCAGTTTGTTTGCCCTTAAGAAGATGATCAAATCTCTTAAGAAATTGCACAAGTTCGCTAATGATATGGGCTCATCTGGGGAATTTGATTCATATGGCACATCCTGCAACGATCTGGAATCCGTGATTAATCAACTATGTGGAATCAAACACAAGGTCAAGGCCTCGGTCATGATGTATTGCGACGCCATGAATGTGGAGATGTCGGAATTGGATGATCATGATATCCAAATCCTTATTTGTTTTGATAATTAATCAATGAAGGTGACGATTTATAGTAAACGTGATTGTCTGGCGTGTAAATTAGTCACCACTCGATTTAATGAGTGGGGTGTTGGCTATGAGGAAGTATTTGAACACGTTTATAGTGCACCCCGACTCAAATATGGTACATCCATTTTGGAACCACCAATCACCACATCAAAATTGAAAAAATGGGCGTCCGACGTTGGGTTATGTCAATTTAGTCGGAATAAACCATTAAATAACAAACACCTATATCACATTTAATGAGATGCAAATAAAACGTTTCGGTGAATGGTTATTACACTTAACAGAAGAAACCAGTAGTGATGCACCTTCTGGTAATGGCACGACGTCTACTTCTGATTCCGGTCCGGCCGAACGTTGGCAAATGCTAGTTGATGGCCATCGCATCCATTTTACTCCTAAATTTGACGATAATAAACTACAGGAAGCGGATCGTCAATTTGTTATTGATTTTTTGGAAAGATTCAAATACAGCAAACAAAAGGAAGTTGGCAACATTTTCGAAACCAAGGAAAAAGGTGTCACCTTTCAAATAGCCTATTTTGGTAATCAAAAATGGGCAGCTTGTCTGATAAACGATAAAACGCGCGAAGTTACCGAATTAATGCAAATCACGGAAAACAAAATTAAACCCGTATTTGAATTATTCGATCGTGCAATTGACGCTAAGAGCTTTAAAGATATTCTTCCTGTTAAGGTCAAATGATAAAATTTGGTGATTATAGGTCTGGTAATATAGGTGATGTATCCTATGTTTGTGCTGGATTATTTGCAAATCCATATAAGCACGATTTAATGCTTAATCGCGATCTCAATATAATTCGTTTCGGTATTGATGCGGACCTTCAATACGTTAATGAAAAGGAATTGTATGATATCGTAGGTGCACCACGCATTAATTTTATGGATACCTCGAAGGTAGCGGCTGAGATAGAAGATAAACTTCCTCCTGTTATCCTATTCTCAATAGACGAGTACCCTACAGTGATGAATGTGGAGTCGGCTTTTCAAGGCCTCCGTCACGGAGCCCGACAAGTCCCAATCATCGTCGTAAGGGAAGCCAATCCAGATGCAGTTCGCCATATTTTAACCATACCTTCTGGTATTGAGGTGTGTTATGGTTTTGTTTATGACGCTAATAAAACGGGCGGGATTCCTTTAACAAGTCTACGCGATTGCCTAAGTGTGAAGGAAGCGCAGGATACGTTAACCAAGGCGTCGCAAATCCGTGCTCATTCGGGATTGAACGAAAGTACAAACTCTTTACGTATCATTCGCGAATTTCAAGGTGTTAGCAATCAAAGCTTTCCTATTGGTAAGACCACGGCCAATGACAGCACCAACAGCTATCAATTATTTCTTGACAGGGATAATTTGATAAGCCTGAAGATGGTTCCTATGCTCGCTGATGATAATGAGGATCGTTGGACCATGTTTGTGGACGGCACGTTCAACATGCTCCACACAAAATTAACTATTTTTAATTACGGCGAAATTGCTGATTTGGTTGGTAAATTTGTGGATTTGCGCTCGGCTAATGTTGCATGTACCCATGTTCGGGAGAAATTCGACACCCACAACCAAATAACGGACGCGTGGTTGTGGAGTGCTAGTAAATTGGATCCTCAGTTTGATCAGTATGTCATTAAGTGCTTTACTGATCGCTTGCAATTATCCGTATCCAATATTATAATGGAACGAGTAAAGGACATCATGTTGATTTGCAAGATCGATTGCGGCCCCATACACTATCGTTTTACGATAAGATTAGATACAAACGAAATTGATTTGGAGGTCAATCTCGAGAATTATTGTATTGGCAATATGGTAGTAACCGATGATAATACCCAAAAATTAATTAATGGGTATCGTGAATTGATTAAACTTGTAAATGAGAATCCGTCAATACAATGCGTATTGGCAATGCATCATTATTTGAAATTGGTATAAAACATGACAGTAAGTGTGAACCCGTATGATAATGGCGAATATGTGATTCGTGGAATTACAACGATTGCCCGTAAACGGTACAATACACGCGATAAGAATCCGTGGTTGGGTATGATTACCCCGATTTTAAACCACAAAAAATTCACCGACGACATGCATAATCAATATGTGTTTGTTGAGGAAAAATTCGCGGATAATCGTGCCACCCCGAATCGCAAGTGGTGGGGTACATATGGCCAAATTATGCTGAAGTGCATTACCGATGGGACTTATTGGCGTATTGGTTTCGTCGATATGGACAAGAAAAACGAAAAGACATTACCTGATGATCGAAGTCATTACAACGATAGATTGCTCTTTCTTCAGTATGATTATGTGAATAAGAAACCGGTGAAGGCTGTATAATATGGATATTAAAAATGTTATAAGGGTTGAGCTCGGCGATAATGATGGGTACAATATCTATCTTAAACTGTCAGGCGACAATTACGCATTGGCCACATGTAATGAAAATTTCGTGATTCAAAAGGTGCACGCGCTAAAGGAATCAAATGGAACCTTTATCAAAGGTGAAGAATACGGTTCCATCCCTCCAGCCTATAGATCCATGTCGCTCGATCTGCGCGCGAATACCAAGATACTCAATGCGCTATTGTTGAATGGATTTTGGGAAAGACAATAATTAATTCAACTGGATACACTAGATAAAGGCCAATAAAAGGCCTTTTTTTATTGTTAAATACTAAAAACACGATTAGTATTATTTGGCATATGCCACGTTCGACGTACCAATCCATTTTGCACAATAGTACTCCGTATGACCTCAAGGAAATACAGGCAAAAAGCTTTACCTGGTATCGAGAGGAGATGATGCGGATTCGTAAGCAAAGGTTTAATAAGTACGAATTTATTAAAAATGGACGTCAGGATACGGTCAGACGTCTCGAGATTGGCAAAATGTACTTTTTTGAATATGTTCCGAAATATAGTGGTATCGGAAATCCAGAATTGCCAGCCAATAAACAACTCGGGTGGTTTGATAGGTATCCCCTCGTATTACCATTTAACACCGCTCCTAATGGATTTGTTGCAATCAACCTTCATTATTTGCCGATTAAAATTCGTGCGTGGTTGTTGGATCAATTAACCCGTGTCGTTAATCCGTCAACCAACAAAATGCGGCTTAACTGGGCTTTGCTAAAAAGTTTATCTCGTGCGAATGTGGGAAAATATGCGACCCATCGATATTTGTTGAATCATATTACCTCACCATTTAGATTGGTGAGGGTTGATGATTACCCTAATGCGATTATGTTGCCGTTTGCCGGATGGTATGGTACTAATCAGGCCATGGTCAGAATGTTTAGGAGTTATCAATGAATCTGATACGTAATTTTGATGGCATGATTAACTCGGTCGGTGTGCATCATAATAATCATTACGATGTTGATTTTATGATACCGCAAAAGGTTATGCTGCTGGCAAATAGTAGGTATCCAGGTATTGGCGCTGTTGTTGGAGATAGAGTTAAATTATTTTGCAACAGCGTAACGACTCCACCCCAGTCGATAGCCAGCACCTCAGTAAGAAACGGTGGTGAAAAATTCGAATTTGCGTATGATAAAAGTATTGATACTTTTACCACTCGTTTTTATTTGGATTCTTCGTCGGGGTATTCCAGTGCGAGTATACTAAAATTATTCCAAGCGTGGGTCGATTCAATATATGATCCAGAGAAAAGGGTTTTTGCATATTATAATGATATAAAAACCGATGTGCATTTTGTATTATACAATTATGAAGTCGTGTATGATGCATATATGGCTGACGCGAAGCCCGAACCGATATATGAATATATCGCTTATGAAGCTTGGCCGTCAGTAATACCCTCAATAACATTTGATGGTGGCGCAATGAATAATTCCACGATGTTTGATATTACATGGAAATGCCGCTATTTGAAGGAAACAAAGGCGCAACAACATTCCAAACAAATTTCCGCGGAATTACCCTTTGGTGCAATGATGTAAATTCACAATAATACTGAAATTATTATGGCAAACAAAACGCAGCAAAATTTAAGTGAGATTTTTAATATTGATCCAGCGCCAGAGATTGAATGTAATTTTAACAAATCATCCAATGCAGTGGTCGATACTGAGGGGGAGACGGTGGGTGAATTGGTGCCTGTTGATCAATATGAGCAAGAGGATGCCCAAATCAAGGACGATGTAAGCCATGATTATGCCGAGGTTCGCAATAATCTTAAAAGTCTGTTAGGCGATAGTGGTGATATGTTGCAATTGGCCATGGATGTCGCACAAAATGCACAGGATTCACGTTCCATCGATGCTGTTACTAAATTAATTGGCCAAATCGCCGATATTAATATTAAATTAATGGGTATTCATGCATCGAAGCAGGATGTGGTTATTAAAACGCGCCCGAAGGTTAATACTAAATTCAGTGACGCCCTTAATGGTGATCCTGCCATTATTGGTAATATCACAAATAATACCATGTTTGTGGGTAGTGTGACGGATTTATTAAAACAGATTGAACAAACACAGAGAAAAAACGACGATATCGTTATTGATGCGGAGAGGAAATAAAATATGAGTTTAAAGGCTTTGCCTGTGAATACAGCGTATAGTGTACATCAAATTCTGGTTCCTAGTTTGGGTAAGAAATTGCGTTTCCGACCATTTTTGGTTAAGGAAAACAAAATGTTGATGATTGCACAAGCCAGCGAAAATGTGGACACGATGATTGATACCTTAAAACAAATCATCGCCAATTGTTGTGTCGAATCCGAACCACTTGATGTTGATAATTTGGCCACGTTTGATTTGGAATATTTGTTGGTTAAACTGCGCGTCATTAGCGTTGATGATTCCATTACCCTCGAGGTTACCTGTGATGATCCTCATGACGGATATGATGAAAAGACCAGGAAGACGCGTGTTCATTTAAATCTGGACGATATCGAAATTGTGGGCCTTAAAGATTATACACGAAAGATTAAATTAAGTGACGATCTTTATGTTTTAATGAAGCTTCCTAGTTTAGGTATGTTGAATAATATACCTGAAGGAAATGATATTGACGCGAATCTTTCAAAATTGGGTGCTCAAATTGATAAGATTTGTACGTCCGAGGAAGTATTCGATGCCAGTGAGTATACTCCGGCAGAAATTTTGAATTGGCTACTCGGTCTAACCGAAACCCAATTGGCGAATCTTTTAAAGTATTTTGAGAATATTCCTTATTGCAGAATAAAGGTCGAATGGACATGTCCTCATTGCGGTAAACGTAATATTCGTTACATTGAGGGCCTTTCGTATTTTTTCTAATATTTCTCTCAGACGAAAAACCCGAAACGTATTATCAGACCAATTTTACCCTTATGATTGAATATCATTGGACTTTGGATGAAATTGAAATGATGACTCCGTTTGAGAGAACGATTTATATTGCCTTGTTGAGGAAATACCAAATCGAATTGGACCAGAAACTTAACCATCAGTAACAAAAATGCCATTATCAACCCAATCATTAAACGAGACCGCGGAATATTCCGCGGATATTAAGGAAGCAGCGAGAATTCTTAACAAGTCTCTCGCTGAAACGCTCGCTGCGTTTAATGACACAAATAAACTCTCATATGTAAACGGCAATCGTCGATTTACCGAAAGGGAATTTGCTAATGTGATGCGGGTATTACACGAATCGTCCCGTAGGAATGATAGGTTGTACGATGCGATTAGTGGTTTTGTGAGGAGTCCTAATGGTGGGAACAACGAACAAGGCGACGAAGAAAACCCTGCGTATAATTTCCGAAATAAATGGAGTGATTTAGGTGAGGAAACGTCGTTTTCCTTTCTTAACCCACTTCGATGGAAATTGGTTGCCGATGGTATAAAAACCATATTCAAAACCCCGGTACAACAAAACATACCGAAACCAGAATCCACCGATGAACAGTTGGAACAACCACGTGAAGAATCGCAGCAAAATGATCGTCCCGTGGTAATACAACCGGAGGCAACACCAAATAACGTCGTAATGCCATATCCTGTTGCAACTGGTGCCGATACTGAAAATCGCATGGAAATGGGGTTGATGTATGAAAAGCACGCACAACGTATGCAGGATATTGCAGCCGACGTGCACAACATTGCGACGCTATTGGTGTATTTTCGAGGAAACGCAAACAAGCGAAATGAAAATGATGCCGATTACGTAATGGGCGAAGATGGCAAGGTAAGCGCATCGAGTTCACTTCTGGAATCCTTGGGTGGTGCCGCTGCCATGGGTGCAGTTGCGAAGCTTGGTAAAAAAATATTAGGGAAATTTAAATTACCTACTATTGTACCGAATACTTTGAAACCGAATGTCGGAGCTCCCACGCATGGTTCGGCTCGTGGCGCATCCACCACTCAACGCAATGCATCCAGTTCGATACAACGTGGCGCGCCAGTGAAACAGACACCGGTTTTGACCACACGTCAGGACACAAAAGCGCAACCACATCAAACAAGGCCAGAAGCACAAACGAAGACTGGGACATCGTTACCTCCTCAGGCAAAGCCGGTCCTGGAGCCGCGTGTATTGACCACTCAAAAACCGGTACCGCCTTTGCAACCGACTACAGAGATAAGGCCGATTCAGAAGCCGACGCCTTCTCAACAGGTAAAACCTGTACTTGTACGTGAAACCCCTGTGTTATCCACGCAAGCGGACGTTTTACCTGAAAAGCAACCAGTATCTCCGACATCACCAACAAAACCGATGTCGGCAACCGCTCCTTCACGTGTAGGTGGCGTTAAGAACGCACTTAAAACAGGTGGTAAACTTTTAGGAAAAATAAAGGCGCTACCTGCTGTCGCGACACTTTTATCGTTAGGCGCAGCTGCTATTGATTACAACGACGCATCCTCAGAGATTGAAGCCGCTCAGGCACGTGGTGGAATTACAACAGAAGAGGCAGATAGACTTAAGATTAAGGCTGGTACCAAGGTAGCAGGCACAGCAGGTGCCACGGCAATAGGTACTGCGATTGGTGGTGCCATAGGATCCATTATTCCTGGTGCTGGGACCTTTTTGGGCGCCAGTTTAGGGGGTATGGTTGCCGGGTGGGCTGCAGAATCCGAGACCGTTCAAAAATTAATGGGTGATGTTGGTGATATATTTGCCGATTTTAAAGCAAAATTCAATAAACCACAGGAACTAGATGCAGTGGTGGTGGATAAACCAAACCATAATATTGGAATAAATCGCACAGATAACAACACGAATGCTATCAATAATACTGACCACAAAAATAAGGTGGAAAATGAAGGTGTTATTGAAAGTGTTTCTAACAATAATAACATCAACATTAAAAATGTTGGATCGGATAGCCTCGCAATCAAACGGGATATTACTGCAGAACAGACCCGAATTAATGATATGATTGCCGACGCCCAACGCCAGGGCTTTACGATGAACGCTCCAAATTATCAAAACAATAATACCACTAATGTCGCGACTTCCGTTGTCAATAACAATAAATTTGAAACCGGAAATTCGAAAATTGTTGCGTCCGACAGCGAGAATAGTTTTAGTGGTCTTAATAAATTTTTATATTCTGGAACCCTATCAACTATATGGTGATATACTGAGATGAATATATTAATAGAGTACGCCAATTTTGTTACCAAGGACGAAAAACAGATTAACGTCCTTGTTTATAATACTGACGAACACAAAACGATTATTGAAGTAGAAGGTCATCCTGCATTTGAGTTTACGCAGGAGTTCGACACAGTTGAAGCCGGCCTTCGATCATTTGACCATGTTGTCGAAGTTGTTAGCCAGGATATGAATACCAAGGCGTATGGCGTTGATAATCCATATTGGTATAAAAAATGGGAGTGGATCCGGGTTGATGATCAGGGATTCCCGATTACGACGTATTTGCAAACAACTGAGTTTGAATGTGGACAACGCTCCTACAAATTTATGTTTAATGATGACGGTAGCCTCGCAAAATACCCCGTATTGATAGGAAAACATTTTGTACTTGATTTTACCGGTGTTGTTATCATATACGAATTGGCCAATGATAAAATCAAGGCGAAACAATCAAACACATTCACAAAATTATTCTTAACACATCGCGCACATGGCCTACGTCATGCTATGAAGGGTCATATTATGCATAATCTTATTGTCGGTGATAAGGTTATAGAACACCAACCCCTGGTTAATTGCCACGATGTGTGCGAAACGATTGCAAATGACCTTGTCACCTTCGATAGTTTATTTGCGATGTTCAAAAGCTTGTGCGCCATTATTAAAAATTAGCGACGTTGCAAAATATCATCCTTCATGTTATAATTGTGCCATAACATTACAGGAGGCATCGATATGTTGCAATTTGTGAAGTTCCACAGCATTGAGAATTGGTATAATGTTGCCAAGGATGGGCGGTGGAACGATGAACTTATTAAGTTCGAAAATGATGAGTCGCTCTCTGGCCCCCACGATGCGCCGCGCTGGGTGGTGCTCGAAAAGATTGACGGAAGCAATGTTTCGTTTTGCATGACCAAGGATGAGTTTCGGGTCGCAAAGCGTACGTCCTGGATTTCTGGTAATAACGATCTGAAGGGTATCAACGAGAGTGTTGAAATGTTCACTCCGATTATCCGCAAGATTCAGTCGTCCCTTCGCGAAGGAGAGATGATCACGTTGTACTGCGAATATTATGGTCTGGGAATTCAGAATCGTATTTTTTACGGTAATGGTCGTTCCTTCAGATTTTTCGCAGGACTTCGGCTCGTTAATGGTGTACCTGAGTATATGTCGTTTGGCGAATTCCGCGAATTCCTGATGAAGGCGCTTGGCGAGGAATATACCCAGTACATGGTTCCAGTTCTTGCCGAGGTGAATACGTTTGCAGAAGCAGTTGCTGTGCATAATGACGTCGTCTCGACTTTGACTGACGACGAACATAATTCCATTATGGAAGGCACCGTCATTCGCCCGATTTACCATAGTGGGGTGATTAACGATCATGCTTATTTTGTGATTAAGAACAAGAACGAAAAGTTCCGCGAAAACGCCCGTACGAAGGGAAACACCGTGACGAGTGTGGATGGACCGCTTTTTGCTCTCCATCAGGAATTTCTCGGTTACATTAATGAAAACCGCATGTATAGCGTTTTTAGTAAGCTGGGAACTCCCTCGGATAACGCGGCAATTCCTCGTTATGTGCGTGAATTTGTGATGGATGCCCGCGAGGACTTCATTAAGGATCATCCTGAGGTCGCCACGTACGACAAGGAAACCATCGCGTTCATCTTCCGCATTACGAGTGAACCGTATCGGTTGTTCAAACTTGTGCAGTTCAAACTCGCGCAGTCGCGTTTTTCCTAATTAACCACCCCAATAAAAAAAGGCCCTCACGGGCCTTTTTGTTGTTCTCCTTAATTGTTACGCATCGTTGAGGTGTGCATATGCATATTCGAGTGCTTCCTTGCGCTCAATGCATGTCGGACACACGCCACACGGCTCCTTACCACCCTTATAGCAACTATAAGTCCAATTCGGGTCTAGTCCGTTCTTAATACCGCGAAGCGCTACTTCACCCTTTGAAAGGTTGACATACGGACTGAAGAACTGAACCTCGTGATCTGTGCCGAGAGTAATTGCATTATTCATTGCCTCGGTAAACTCGGGACGACAATCCCTGTATACTGTATGATCCCCACCGTGATTGGCGAGTGCAACATACTTACATCCAAGGGAATCTGCAAGCCCTGCCAGAATACTCAGGAAAATACCATTACGGAAAGGAACCACCATCTGTCCGATTGATTCTGCATTATATTCCATATCAGGCACGGCATCGGCGCCACTCAACAAGGCAGATTTGAAACCCTTAAATGCGTTCTTGAGGTTAATAACACGGTGCGGGATTCCTGCCTTCTTCGCCACCTTCCTTGCAGACGCGATTTCCATTTTTGCGTGATTGGAACCATAATCGAAACTCACGGCGAGCTTGATCCTGTCCTTATACTCAAAGAGAAGGCTGCTTGAATCCAAACCGCCACTCAAACTCAAAATCATATCCTTTTCCATTTTAATTCCTTTCAAATTTGGATTTAACAAAATTAATATTATAATGCATTAACTGATGATCGATCCAGCCAATGTTATAATGAGCGTAAATGGTCGCAGTTGGCTTGATTGATGCATCGTTTAATCTAACACCTTCCATTGTGGCACAAATTGGCAATGAAGTGTCCATACTGTAAATGAGGTCTTGTACTTCACTCAGCTCGTTCAATTCAGTCACGCCCATGCTTCCCAAAACATGGGTTCGTACAGGAATCCTCAACTCCTTTAATAGATCCCGACGTTTATGCGTCTTAAACACATCATCGCCAAATGGCATTGCGATAATATCATTCGGCGTAATCACCTCCAAATACGCGTTTAAACAGCGCTTAAGCTCATTCAAGGTCTTTCCATGAAGTACGAGGATCTTGCGCGTATAGTCGCGATATTGCTTGGAATAGGCGATGTTTTGGTCTACGTCGTTGAACTTATCTGGGACGATGAAATAACAATTTTCAAATACCCCGAATTCGTGAATCAATTCCTTGTATTTGTCTTCGTCGAATCCCAGATTATATTTGAACCTTTCATAAAGCGAATTGTCAATATAAACAGTGCGCCCGTCTATAAGAGACTGCAAATAAAATTGTCGTGCATCCTCGAAGCAATCCAAAAAATAGTCGTAGTCATTAAAAGACCGCGATTCGTTTAGAATACACTTCGGCGTTTCAAAACTAATTTTCATCAATCCACCACTTTCTTGCGTAATTTTCCACAGCCTTGACCCTCTCACCAATATCAAGAACATCCAATGTGAGATGGGGAAGCTTCGTTAACTCCAAAAATTCCTGAATACCATCATCAATGGTTTTCTGAAAATCGACGTCACCACTGCGGTACTTATTTTTCTGCAAATCAATCATAATCGGAACATAGACAATTCTCACCTTATTATCGTTGAACTGTGGTGCAATATCAAGGCAAAAATCCATTGTCGTTTTGAAAATGCGTTCCCCAGTTTTCGCATAATCTGCCTTCGCATATGAATACAGATCGGAAATAAAGCGGGATGAAATGATATCGCTTTTATTAATAAAAGCGTTAATCATATGTGGGACAAAATGGGCCTGAAATGCGATATGCTTATTGATGTCGGCGAATTCCTTCTTACTTGCGATAAACGCCGATGTTTGGGAGTCGAATTGTGTGAGAACCTGGCCAAGCTCCGTTGCCATGATTCCGTTACTAATGGTGGTTTTGCCGGTACCTTGCGCCCCGGTTAAAAATATCCTCAATTTATACTCCATGGAATAATATTACATGTAACCATATTATACGATATTGGCGCACAAAAATCAATCAAAAACACACAAAGGGATGCTTGCCCAATGTGCGAACTTAGTGTATAATGGTGTCATTCAAACAAACACAGCACGAGGTTCGCAATGCTCACTCCCGTCGCCAAGATTTCCAGTGTTGATCACGTCATTTCCGCGTATAACCTGGAAAGCGTTAAGAAGGCCGAGCCGTATCGTTACAGCTGCCATTGCGATATCTGTGGTAAGAATATTAAACGTCGCTTTGTGGTGCTCGCAGAAAATGAAAACGGTGAACTCCTCCTCGTTGGAGGAACGTGCTTGAAGAACGCAAACATCGATCAGGAAGCCCTCGTAGCACTTAAGGATGCCAAGACCGAGGACGAGCTGAACGCGGAAGAGGAGGAGCGTGCACGCGTTCGTGGAGTTGGTTATCTTCCTGGTGTTAATTATGTGCACACCAAGGAAGCCATTGAAGCAGCAGTAAAGTGCATCCGTGCGTTTGGATATAAGAGCCGTAGTAGTGTGCAGTATGGCGAAGCTACGACGGCGGAGGATATCCTTGATCACTTTCATCGTCCTGCCAAGGAGCTCGGGGTTGATGAGGCCACTCCTGAGGAGCTCGAGGCCATTCTTAAGTACGGCGAAGAATATTCCAAGGAAGACGTGTTCCGTGATAACTTTCATGCGTTTGTGAAGTCCGAGTTCGTGGACATTTCCAACCTCGGTATGCTCGCTTGGATGGTTGCCTCCTATTTCTTCATGCTTGAGAGGGAAGAAGCCAAGGCAAAGCGCGAAGCCGCCTTCGCCGGTGTTAAGCACGAGGCGTTCGGTGAAATCGGTAAGCGCGTGAAGACCGTTGTAAACTGCACATGCATCAACACGTATCCTGGTGAAGACTCCTTCGGGTGCTTCACGATCGCACTTCTTAAGACTGAAGATGGCCATCTCCTCTCTTGGAAGCGGGCATACAACGAGATTTCGCGTGGTGGGTCTGCAGTTTCCTACACGGGTATCGAGGAAGGTGATAAGGTGACGTTCAGCGCTTTCACCCCGTCTGGTACGTTTGAGAGTACGAAATATGGTTATCTCGCCACGAAGATCCAGCGTGCAAAGCTTGTTCCTCAGCCGGATCCGGGTCCGAAGGCAGTGTAAATATCCACAGTTATGTGATAGGTGAATTATGTTATTGCAACCGCACGGATATTACCCTTCATTCACGAAGGGGACTGTGGAGCTTTCAAACTGCATATACGAGCGTTGGTATCCAAAGGATGATAATGAGATAAAGTTGGCGCTCGCAAAAAGACATTTGACTGCCAATAAAGGTATTCTGTACAAATGTCTTACTCCTCAACCAAATCGGGAAACTGACGAGGATTTTATCAAATATTTTGATGAATCCATGGCTCCGTTGTTGCGCGAAGATGACGAAATCATTAAACGGAAGGATTGGCCGCGCTATGAGGATATGCTGGGCGAAAAACTGGAAATTTTAAATCATCCAGTTTTCGAAAAAATGGCAGCATATATCCGCACCCATAATCATAAAACATCTGATCTTCTCGTTGCGAGCTCATGTGGCAAACGCAAACCCTATAGTCAAAACCCAGGGTTTTCTGGTCTCATTCACCCAAAGGTTTATGTACCCAAGCTAAACGGAATGTATGACGGTGTGGTTTTGTCCAATAGCGGAGTGATTCCGATTGATCATGGTAACGATTTTTCGTATTGCTATCCTTTTAGGTATTATGATTGGGATCATGGAAAGGAAGAGGAACTCGGCATTATCCAGAATGTTGAGGATAAAATGCACGATTATCTCAAGGCCTTTATAGAGGCCAATGGGTATACAAAGGTAGCGATAGCAAGTGGTAGGACGTATCCCTCATATTATAACATTTATAATCGCCTCGTGAAGGAATTGCCCAATGTCGATTTTTATTGGCCGATTAATGAGGAGAATTTGAATCGATACATGGAACGTTCTGGGTTTATGACTGACGCACAAAAGGCTCGTGCCCGTTATGTCATGCGTCCGAGATATCAGCGTTCGTTCCACCTGATCGCCGATATCCTACGCCACTATAATGGGGAAATAATCCCAGAATTTCAAGCATATTTGGATGAGCAGTCGAAACGACAGGCAAAAACACGCGCACGTAAGAAGGCAAAAAAAGAGGCAAAACGTAACCCAGGGGCTACCTTGGAATCACTGGGAATGTTTGGATAAATTTAAGGGGATTAAAATTTTAATCCCCTTTTATTATATTATGGATTTTCAGGTTCGGATGATTCCGTATTACTTGGACCCGTATTTTACGATCCTGACGCAGAATCGATTATAACAACACGAACTGGTATCGTATATACCATCACTTCATCGCCGGCGCTTAAGGGCATGTTAAATCGAATTGTCGTCGACACGTCACCATCGTTACCTACTTCGTCATAATTGAGTCCTGGCATCAATATCACACCATTTACCACGGCGAACAACCTGTTATCCCCAACAACATATGCCATATTGTTCGGTAACGTAACATCTGTACCCGACGCGATTGCCTCTTCCACAACCCACACTTCGCGCTGGCCTTTGTTGGGAACGGCACCAGACGTATCATCGCCCATTGCTTCGGCAAGACTGTGCATGGCATCTGAGATCCCGTCATCCACGACATCATGCACCCATTCCGTCGTCGCGATCTGGGTTGAATCGTCGGTCAATTCAGTCGGGGTTTCTGCATAAATGGCACCACTAAACGTATAACCATTGTGATCGACTACAACAGGATTTCCATCCCACGTTAACTCACCATTTGCGTCACCGATTAATCGTTTGACATTTGTACCATCAGCTGCTGCTAGTTTGAATATACCTGGTTGGGTGGTATGTTCCTTGCCATGTAGGTTAAGGAAGGCGCCTTGGGTGTTGTCAGTACCCCCACAAATTTCGACATAGTCTTCGTTGGATGTTGTTTTAATACCGTTTGCACCTGGTACCAAAATCAAACTGTTCGCAAATGTTTTATTGCCGTGGATGGTTTGATCGCCGGCTAGAAACACAAAACCTTTACCACCCCAGGTGATCTTACCATCTGCAGTTCCTACCAAGCGTACAGTATTCGTTCCGTTATTGGCGCCCAGACGGAATGACCCTCCATTACTACTGTCATCCTTGCCATGAAGATCCAGCCATGCACCATTTGAACTGGAGGTCGCGCCAGTAAGCTCCAAATATGAATTATCGACACTTGCAGTGACCCCATTATCACCAGCATTTACGGATAAACCACTCGTAAAAGTTTTTGAACCAATTATACGCTGATCATCGCCGACAGTAACAATTTCGTTCAACGAAACATCTGACAATGCGACATTGGTGATGCGACCTTTATCATCCACCGTAATATTGGGGACTTTAAGTACGCGTTCCGTTTCGTGTGTTTCATCCTCGGGAGGAACCTCAGCAATTTCGCCATATGTACCAGCAACGACCCCGGTTTCTGGCAACACATCATCCTTTAATTTCGGACGGGATTCCAACAGAAAAACACTCTTTATAAAATCAGTTAATAGCATTGTGCAAATGGACGAAACTATTTCGAATGTTATTTACTCTTGTATTAACGCTGTTTTGGTGTGAATGACTTTACAGGCGTAATGCGAAAAGTCATTTGCAAAGGATCCTTTACGTGGGCGTCCCACGTTTTCCAACCAATTAGGGCGCGGAATGCCTTACCTTTCCAAAAAGAATATGGCTTGATGCAATAATACATCCATGCAATCCGTTTTCCGTCGCGAACAATATATTGCCAATAACTGCCGCCATAATCTTTTGATTCCTCGTCGCCGATCGTTTCGACAGTGTCCGTGTCTTCAACATGCACGCCCAAATACTCTTTTTGGAAGTTCACTGCGGGATTTCTTAAAATCCAGTGAACTTGTTGGAAATAGCTATTTTTATGATGGTATTTTTCCTGATGATCCGGGTCGCCCCTAAGATCAGTTTGTGGTGTTGTGCACCACCAAAAGGCCGTTCCTTTTAAGCTATAATTTTTCGCAAATAACGGGGCAATCGGTGCGACAATCCAAGCCGCGATTGATGACAGGAAAAATACTGGAATTTGGATTAACCAACGAAAATACATCATAAGTGCGTATACGAATAACGATTATGTTATTTAAAGGTGGCCTGAGTAACGACTGTTTGTGATTTCAAAATCCACATTTAAGTGTGTGGGATATACCCAGTTTTGGTGCTAATGTTAATATTAAAATTTAGCGCGCATTATACATCCGTAATATTTTTTTACGATTTATAGAACATTGTCAAGAAAACTGCAGTTCTTTAGTAACTGTAGTAGTTCATTTTAAATAAATCGTATTTCAAGTGTTAGTATTAATATGGGTTCTCCTAAAATAATCCAATTAATTAACAGTGCTGCTAAAACCTCAGGTGACCAGACTATTGCTGGTGTTAAGACCTTTAGTAGTTCACCCAAGGTTCCTACTGCTGTTAAAGGAACCAATTCAACAGTAGCTGCTTCTACTGCCTTTGTTCAGGCTGCTTTAGCTGATTATGCAGATTCAGCAGAAGTTGTTAAGTTAACTGGTAATCAGAGTGTTTCTGGGACTAAGACATTTAATTCTAGTCCTTTAGTTCCTACACCTAATGCTGATGATGATTCTAAGAAAGCGGCTAATACTGAATGGATTACTAATCTTCTAGAAGCAGATACAGCAACTCTAAATACTATTGCTAGTGGTCAGATTCCTAGTTCAGTTAATCCAGTCACTCCTGATGAAATTGTTACTATTTCAGGAAACCAGGGAATTGCTGGAACCAAAACATTTAGTTCTTCTCCTTTAGTTCCAAATAGTACTTTTACAGATTCTTCAACAAAATCAGCCAATACTGCTTTTGTTAAGGAACATTCTGATCCAATTGGCAGTTACATCTACTTTGCAGGTAGTTCCGTACCGGATCATTATTTGCTCTGTAATGGAGCGGCAGTATCCCGTACCGATTATGCTGATTTGTATGCAGTGATTGGCGATACCTACGGCGCAGGGGATGGTTCTACAACTTTTAATTTGCCGAATCTGATTGATAAATTCCTAGAGGGTTCGGGGACTAGCGGAACGGAGAAAAGCGCAGGCTTGCCGAACATCACAGGCAAATTCAGAAAAGCGTCAACGTCATTTAACGGCGCTAACTACGCAGATGGCGCTTTTTCGTGGAGTTATGATGGTGCATCTGTCGCTGGCGCAGGGGAGAGGAATGGCGCGGGCGATATGCAATTTAGCGCATCTTCATCTAACACTATCTACGGCAATTCCGCTACTGTTCAGCCCCCTGCCTTGACGGCGCTCCCTTTGATCCGCTACGAGTGAGGTAAATAAAAATGAAGGTTAAACCTGTTTATCTTTTTGATTCGGACGGCTTTTTTAACGACACGAGCGTAGCGCAATCCGATCCGAAGAGCGGCAAACTGTTAATACCCGACAATTCCACCGAAACCGCTCCCGATATTCAAGACGGATATTTTGCAAAGTGGGATGGCAAAAAGTGGGCAGATATTGCCAAGCCTGAAACGCTTGATGATTGCGTAAAAATCGGCAAGGTTAGCCATTCTTCGCAAACTGCACACGATAGAGAACTCAGGGCTATTTTTCGGGCGATTGCGCAAAACTCTGAAACGCATGAAGTTAGACTGATTGATGATTTTTGGAGCATGGTTAAAAAGCCTGAAAAGAGCGCAGAGGAAAAGGCAAAAGAAGAAAAAGAAAGAAAAGTTGCAAAACTCAAGCAAAAGCTTTCAGAAACTGATTATGTAGTTATCAAAATTGCTGAAGGTGAAGCTACTAAGGAAGAGTACTCTGAAGTTCTAGCCAATAGAAAGGCTTGGAGAGAAGCAATTAATCAATTAGAAGGTGAATAATGACTAGCGCTATAGATCAAAAATCTGCTGCTATATTAGCGGCATTTAACTCTAAGCCATATAAGAATGAGGTAGTTAGATATGATGCTCCTCAGGCTTTAACAGCAGCACAGAAAGCTCAAGCTAGAGAAAATATTGGAGGATTCTCCAGAAATATTGGTGAAATTGTCACCAGTACAATTCCTCTGACGGATGCAGGCCTGCATCTTCTCGATGGTGCTCTGATTCAGAGAAGCGGTGTCTATGCCGATTTTGTTGATTACATTGCAAGCCTTTATACCGCCGATCCTACAGCCGCGTATTTCACGGATGAAGCCTCATGGCAATCGTCAGTAACGACTTACGGCGCTTGTGGCAAATTCGTCTATGACTCTGTAAATGAGACTGTCCGACTGCCGAAGTTGACGGGAATCACAGAAGGCACGACCGATTTAACTGCGCTTGGTGATCTTGTCGAAGCAGGGTTGCCTAACATCACAGGAACTTTTGGCACTGACGATAGAAGCATAAACGGCGGCATTTACGGCGCTTTCAGTAAAGGATCGAACGCTAATTGCGGATCATCCGGCTCTGAAGAAGGGTTTGTCATGGAGTTTGACGCTTCAAGATCGAACGCGGTGTACGGGCGCTCTTCAACTGTTCAACCGCAGGCGATTAAAACCCTTGTTTATATCGTCATTGCGACTGTTACTAAAACAGAGATTCAAGTCGATATTGATAACATCGTTACTGATCTGAATAATAAAGTCGATATTTCCTCACCGCAAACAATTACGGGAAACAAGAATTTCACAGGACTGCTTCAACATAACGGGCATAATGTAGCCGCTATTGCTTCTTATTCCGAAACAAATGGTGGCAATGGCAATGGATATATTAGGTACACAAGTGGACTCCAAATTGTTTGGGGGAAAGATGGTGTAACAACAATATATAGTGCAACTTCTGCTTTTCCATACTCTGGAAGTAGACAAATTACATTTGCATGCCCGTTTAAGAGTGGAACAATACCAACAGTGGTCGGATGTGCTGATGCAGACTCATCATATTGGAATGGCACTGTAAGGGAGGCGTCCTCAACTTCGTTTACAGCGTTCATCTCAGGAGATCGGAATAATCAGACTACACCCGTTTTTTGGATTGCCATTGGAGTTTGGAAATAATAGGTGATTAAATGATCGGAACAAAATTTGCAAAGCCGCTTACAGATTTGAGCGGGTATTCTCAAGCGGCTAAATGGTGTAATGAAAACAGCGCTCATATTGAAGAATTTAACGATTACTATGAAGTTGTTGAAAATATTCCTTATGAGCCAAGTAAAAAAGAGATTAAACAAAATAGAATTTCTGAGTTAAAGAAAAATCTTTTTGATACTGACTACATCGCAGCTAAAATAGCTGAGGGTTCTGCATCTAAAGAAGAATATGCTGAACAAATTCTTCAAAGAGAAGAATGGCGAAAAGAAATTCGACAACTCTTAGAAGATGAATAAAATAGTAATTAGGTAATAAAAATACCTACTCTGAAAGTGCTGACAGAGAGTTTATCCAGCACACTTAATTTATGTACGAGATGAATTATGAGTGATAATATTTCTGTTCTACCTACTGGTAATAATGGGGATGGCTTTCTAGGCAATGGATTAGGTTCTGGTCTAGTCGGTGGCCCCATCGGAGGTATGCTCTTCGGTGGTGGTGGCTGCAGCCATATACCATCACAGTTGGTGTTGGTGCGGACCAAGTACTATATGAGTACGAAGTCAACAACAAAGGCACACTGACTGGGGTCACGTTTATTAATAGGGATCTTTTAGCAACAGTTACGGCCATCAGCGACTATGGCCTGTACTACGCTTTCAGGTTGTGCACAGGTCTCACCGGGAGTGTTTCTTTCCCATCACTTACATCTATTGGCGACTATGGCCTGTCCTACGCTTTCTATGAGTGCTCAGGCCTCAATGGAGGTGTTTCCTTTCCAATGCTTACTACTGTCGGCAGTTATGGCATGCAAAATGCTTTCCGTGCGAACACAAAGCTCACAGGAAGTTTATCTTTCCCAGCACTCACATCTATTGGCGACTACGGCATGCAACTTGCTTTCATGGGATGTAAAGGTATCACAGGAAGTGTTTCTTTCCCATCGCTTACACCAATCGGTAGCAATGGCATGCAAAATGCTTTTCGAAGCGCGGGTATCACAGAAATTCACTTCAAACAATCCTTAAGTGACAACTCCGAATTAACAACAACAAAAATTTTCGGTACTACTTCTGGAAAATCCGTTATATTTGACCTTCCATAGAGAATTAAATTATGCAAATTACAATTTACACTTATAACGGAAACGAATATAGATCTGTTTATGCTGTAAGACAAGCAATTTATGAGAATGAGCGAAAAGCGTTTGGCGATCCACAAACGGTAGAAGAATGGAATGCTCTTGGCGTTACAATTCGTGAAGAAAGGTATGATCCTCCTGCAAGAATACTTGAACAAGCCAAGGCGGAGAAACTGCGTGAGGTCAACTCCAGATGTGACAGTATTCTACAATCAGTGGTTAACACGTATCCTGAGTCTGAGATTTTGACGTTTGACCAGCAAGTAACCGAGGCAGAGAAATATCTTGCTTCGGGAAATGATGCCGACTGCCCGTTGTTATCAAGACTTGCCAAGGCACGTGGTATCGAACTGTCAGATCTTGTTTCACGTGTTATGACAAAACACACAGCGTTTAGCAATATTTCAGGTTCAATCATTGGACAGCGACAAGCGTATGAAGATAGGATCGATGAATGTACGACTATCGAAGAGGTTGATGCTATCGAGGTTCATTACGAAATCCCTAATTAGGAACTACATAGATACAAAATCTTGCGCGCAACTTTGGAGATCTTGTTGCCAACTCGACGGTAACCGATGACAGTCAAAACATTGTCACCTCTGAACGCGCGCGCTCGATTACTGCATCTATCACCAATTTTGAACAGGAGTATTTTTGATGGCCTCAGGTAAAGGTCTTATTCGACAACAGACATTAAGCGATATTGCTGAAGCCATTAGAGAAAAACTTGGTGTTTCCTATTCGATTACTCCGCCACAGTTTCCTTTAGAAATTGCCAAAATTTCGACGGCTTCGTCATCTTCAAATTTTATACCAAACACAATACAAAAGACTATTGAGGAAAACGAGCTCAAGAAAACTTCCCAAGTTCATTCAGTCAGACCCTATTGTTTTGAGAATTGTACAAGCCTCACCGGTTCTTATGAATTACCGTTGTGCGAAAAGATTGGGGCAAGGGCATTCGCGAATACTAAGGTTTCTAAAATTGTTCTCTCCAATAATATCAGATCCATAGCAACAGATGCTTTCTCAGGAGTAACAACACCGATTCATTTTGTTATTGATAGACAGGAAAATTTCGTCTACGGTTATCCTTGGAGTGCAAGTTACGCCACAATTGAATGGTTAAATCCTGTTCCAAGAACAATTGATGGAGCGATTATTGATAAGACTGTTTCCGATACTTCTCGTATCTATCGATACATAATCGGAGAAAACGGTTCTTATAGATCGTTGGATAATGTCAAATCTAATGAAACCCCCGAGCAATGCGAAGAATTAATGAACAAGGGGTGGAATTACGGCGAGTATTATCTAACAGAGGATCAACTCGGGGCAAGCAGATCGCTCGTAAGCGATTCCCCAATGAATATCGATAGTGTTAAAATCTATCTAGGAAGGTACTCCGGTAATAACAAAAATTTGATTGTTACGGTTGAATATAAAGATGTTGACGGAAATTGGATAGAAATCCAAGATGTCGACATTTTGCAAACTATTCCTTATCCGATCAACTATTTTGAAATTCAAATGCCACCATCCACCGATGTTTACGGTATTAGGTGGATACATAAAAAAGAACCTCAAAAATCCAGAGATAATAACATTTGTTTCTTTGGATTTGTTTTATACAAAGACGGTTCTGTTGTACCACAATATGAGGATTCCGAACTAGGTTCAGATCTTGCCGAGGTTACCTCAATTAGACCGTATTGTTTTGAAAACTGTACCAAGATTGTTGGTGAAATCAGTCTCCCAATGGTAGAAACGATTAACACCTGTGCTTTTCAAGGATGTACGAATATATCCGCTATTACCCTTGGCTCCAATCTGACATCGATAGGTTCAAATGCATTCAAAAATTCGGGAATTAAAACAATTACGATTCAAAAAGCAAATGGAAGCGTTTCCGGCAGTCCCTGGGGCGCTAGTGGGGCAACTGTAGTATGGAACGGTTAAAATGGCAGAAAAAGGTATAATAGCGGGGCAAATTCTAATTGACACCGCTGATGCAATTAGATCAATTTATAATACACAGAGAAAATTTAGCCCAGCTGAAATGGTGGAGGCTATTAATAATATCCAATCTTCAGAAGGCGATGATGACATGAGCGTAGAATTTATTGAAGGAACATTAACAGATCTGGATGTCGATGATGTGACAATCATAAACAACGAACGTCCATTTACAGGGTTGGAAAATAGTCTTGAAACTGTAAAACTCGACAATGTCACCACCGCAACTCGTTATGCGTTCAGGGATTTTACTGCATTAAAATCTGCAAGTTTTGAAAATCTTTTAAGCGTCCCCCAAGAATTTTGCTGTCGTTGCACATCACTCGAATCGATTAATTTTCCAAATGCGGAAACAATAAATTTTGGCGCATTCTCACAGTGTGGACTAAAAGGAACAGTCACATTCCCAAAATTAAAAACAATTAACTGTACGAACAACGATAATCTAGGCGCGTTCAATAGATCCACCTTGGAAAAATTTGTAGCACCAGAACTCACAACAATCACAAATGGTGCGGATGGTGGGTATGATGGGGCATTCGTTGGTTGCACACAACTTACAGAAGTAGACGCTCCGAAATTATCATTCATTGGTCAGGAAGCGTTTGATGGATGCACGAATTTAACAAGCATTGATTTGTCTGGTGTAACCAATATCGGTACTCGTGCATTTTACAATTGCAAAGGCCTCGTCGATGTAGATTTATCAAATGTAGTCACTATTGATCCAGGTGCATTCGCTAATTCAGGAATTACGGGAAATATAGTTTTAGAAAAAGCAACATCAATAGCCAACGGATCATTTGGGTCCGATAGTCTATGTGGGGCATTTCAAAATACTGATATCGAATCAGTTGATGCCCCCTTGGTAACTGATTTCCCTGAATCTGGCTGGGGTTATGCAAAACCTGGTGTTTTTCAAAACTGTAAAAAATTAAAAAGTGTTAATTTTCCAAGTTTGTCATGGTTGCCATACAGATCATTTTTGGGGTGCTCTAAACTAGAATCTATCAATTTACCAAAGGTCACATATGCCAGAGGGCTTACCTTCTCGGATTGCTCTTCGTTACAGTACGCATATTTGCCTAAGTTATTAACAACTGGCGGTCAATTGTTTAAAAATTGCTCTTCGCTAAATGAAGTGGATCTATCAAGTGCCACAGAATTGGGTGAGGAAACATTTACGAATTGTTCTAGTTTACCACATATTGATATCCCAAACGTAGCATCAATTGGAAACTATGCGTTTCAAAATTGCTCACATTTAACTGATATTGACCTACCAAGCGCCACTAGTATTAACAGCAGCGCGTTCTATAATTGTGCTAGTTTAACAACATTTAATGCGCCAAAACTCACAACAATAGGCCAAAGTGCGTTTCAAAATTGCACTAGCTTAGCAGAACCAGATTTATCAAACGTTACTAATATTAACGCTTATGCGTTTCAAGGATGTGTTGGTTTAACAACGGTTAACGCGCCAAAACTCGTAACGATCAATGCCGGCGCATTTCAGGATTCCGGCGTACAATCGATATCTGCTCCTATATGCACTACCATTAATTTTAAAGCATTTCTCAATACTCCACTGATGGGAACAATTGAATTTCCTGAGTTGACCACTATCAATGTAGGAACAGGAAGTGGACAACAAGGTGCTTTTCAAAATACCAATAGTTTAACAAAATTTATAGCGCCAAAATTAAAAACTTTTTCAGTTTCAAATTATACAGGCGGCTATTACACACAGATAGGTACATTCCAAAATTCTTCCGTAGAAGAAGTTAATGTGCCGCTGTTAGAGAATATTGGAAGTACTAGTTTTAAAGATTGTAAAAATCTTACAAAGGTAATTGGTGGCTCGTTAACATATATCGGAAGTCTTGCATTTGATGGATGTTCCAAACTAATAGACATCGTTACAACTAATGTAACGGGTATAGGCAGCAGCGCGTTTCAAAATTGTACTGGTTTGGCGAATATTGATTTATCAAACGTTATCAATATCGACAATTATGCATTCGCAAATTGTACTAATTTAACCGATATCGATTTATCAAATGTCGTGAACATCTATCGCGGTTCGTTCAGCGGCTGTTCATCCATTACGTCATTGAACATTCCAAATTGCGAATTCATAGGTGCTGGTGCCTTTGCTAATACTGGACTGACCTGCGTATTAACACTTCCTAAGGTAACTGCGATTCAATCATATTCCTACGATTCTGGTGCGTTTTATAATACCAAGATTACAAAATTGGTTGCACCTGAGTTGGTAACATTGCAAGATGGGGCAGACGAGCGGTCTGAAGGTGTTTTTTCAAATTGCACGTCATTGGAAGAAGTTGACGCGCCAAAACTCGAAAATTTATGCCAGTATGCATTTTACGGATGTACTAGTTTACCAAATATTGGCTTACCCAATGCTAACAATATTGGTTCATATGCATTTGCAAATTGCAATAGCTTAACGAATATTGACTTACCCAATGCCAACAATATTGGTTCATATGCATTTGACAATTGTCAGAATCTAATAGGTATAAATGACCATAAAATTGAGACTATTGGTGCTTGTGCGTTTAGAAATTGTATTTCATTAGAAACTATGGATTTATCAGAAGTAACCGCAATTTCTTCGACCGCATTTTACAATTGTCAATCGTTGAATATATCGATATTACCGAAAACGACCAGTATAGGGACATGGGCATTCTATAATTGTCTTCGTATGATTTCTATCGATCTTCCGGAAGTGACAATTATTGATGAATATGCTTTTAGATATTCTAATTTAAAAACAATAAATGCGCCGAAAGTCACATCCATCAAATACGGCGCATTCGGAAATTCACAATTATCTGGTGATCTTGTATTTGACAATCTTATTGAAATTACAGATGGTGGAGCTAGGAGTGAATCCGGTACGTTTGCACTGACGAATATCACGAGTTTCTCTGCTCCAAAATTAACAACCCTTGGTGGGGGTAATTGGGGGAATAATGGCGCGTTCGCTGGTTGTGCGAATCTCTCACAAGTCAATATTCCTAAAGTCACGGCTATAGGAAATGGTGTATTTGTGAATTGCACAAGTCTCACTCAAATTGATATTCCATCGTCTTGCAATAAAATCGGTACAAACGTCTTCCAGGGTTGTACGAATTTAGTTACAATCAATATTCACAGGAATCAGGATTCAATCACCGGTGCTCCTTGGGGAGCGCCCAATGCAACAATCAATTGGTTAGGGGAAAATTAATGCAAACTAAAAAGCTTTATCGTTATACTGACGGAAATAAAACAATCGATTCATTGACAAAACCAAAATCAAAGTATACCCTTAGATACAGATTAATCGCTGACGAAGGTAATACTCTGACTGACGGAACTTCCAGAACAGCTGTCATCGATATTGATAAATCTGATATCGAGAAATGGACAGAGGTTCCAGAAGAATTCCCATACTCTCCAGAAGATGCAAAAGAATCAGAAGATGGTCAACCATCTTAAACAATCGAAGGGCAAGCACCCAGCGCGCCAATTATAGTACAAATTTTGGTAGAGGCGCTGGGAACATGACAATATATTTTGATTTATAAAGATAAAATATGACTACAGAAGTAGGATTAATTCAACTCCAGACACTTTCTGGCATTGCGGAAGCTATAAGAAGTAAAACAGATAGCTCTGAATCGGTGACACCAAACGAAATGGCACAGGCCATTCTGTCCATCTCTGGGGGCACAGGCAACATATTTGGAATACCGCTCGAAGTATTTACTGGTGTCGTTGTCGATGGCACGCTCACTGCTTCCACAAAATCATTTCAAGTTAATACTGGGAATGAAGTGCGTACAATTCCTACTGATTTTTGGAACGCTAAGTTGCAGAGTTCAAAAGTCACGGAGGTCTCGCTCCCATCAGTAACATCTGTAGGTGTTAGGGGGTTATTACGACTTTGTTATCTTTGCCCTAACGTAACCTCCGTCTCGATACCCGCATTGGAAAATATTACTGCTGAAGAGGCACTTAGGGCCGTCGCCAGCGAATGCCCTTCTTTGACAAGTATCAATTTGCAATCCCTTAAAACCATATCTGCAACACAGGCAATGATGAATTTATGTTATTCAGATACGTCATTGCAACAAGTCTCTTTTCCAGCACTGACTTCCGTAGCAGGAACACATTGCTTCCAAACAGCATTTTATGGATGCACTGCGCTTGTGACAGCGGCCTTTCCTATGTTGGAAAGCGTAAGCAACGGAACGGGTACGAATCAAGGAGCCTTAGAAAATACCTTTGAAGGGTGCACTTCCTTGCAATCCGTAGATTTTTCCTCATTAGAAACAATCTCGGGTAGAGGAACCCTATGGCGGTGTTTCTTAAGATGTTCTTCTTTGACAAGTGTTGATTTTTCTTCCTTAAAAACAATCAATAATGGGTATGCTCCGCTCGGCCAGATGTTTAGTGGTTGTACCAACCTAACCTCTGTCTCTTTCCCATCTTTAATTTCGGTCAAAAATGACTCCTTTGCGGAGTTCGCTTATGGATCTTCTTTATCAGAAATTCATTTCCGTACGGATATGCAGGCAACTATTCAGGCACTATCTGGCTACTCCTCATGCTTCGGTAAAGGCGCAGGTACCATTACGATTTATTTCGACCTATAATAATACTATAAATTGTGCTATGAAGTTTTGATGAGATGATTTCGATGGCCAGGGAAATGGCGGAAAGCTTTCCGAATTTCGATGATATTCCGCACGATTTTTATTACACGACGGAGTGTGAAAATCGCTATTATGCGTGGATGATGGATTTGAATGTGATGTATCCTGGAGAAATGCATAAAACTGTGTTTTGTGCGCCTACTAAAACATGTACCACTTTCGAATTTGAAGACGGATCATCCTTGGTGATAAATGACACCTCGTCTCCTCCTGAGGTGATCGAAATTTTGGAATAAGTTATTACTAATCAATATCTTCTAAGGCCACCTTTTTTTGGTGGCTTTTTTGTTGACCTTGCGCTATAATGTTCCTCATCACAACAATGGAGAGGATGCCATGAAATTTCCGAAGATTTTGTATGTCGTACCTGCTCATGTTTACCTCAAGGTGCCGAAGGATTGTGTCGACGCCACGATTTATTGTTCCGTGCGCAAATCCGGCCATGGTGCAATTAAGGCGGAGTTGGTTGATGAATTGTTGGGTACATATCGCCTCGAATCCGGTGAAATGATGTATGGTGCAGAATATGAACCCGAGGATGGCATGTGGGCCATGTTCGAAAGGGAAATGTACCTTAAGCATAAGGAAATGGCCTGTGAGGATTAAAATGACCAATATTAAAAGAATTCGTGTTTTTGAGACCAATAGCAGCAGTACCCATACGGTATCCGTCGATAAGGGCAATACCTTCACAACGAAGACCTTTTTTTATGTCGGGGATGTGTCCTCCAGCGGCGTTTTAAGGCTGCGCCCCGGAACATACGGTTGGGAATGGGAGTCTTATAGCTCGGCCTCCGATAAGTTTAACTATTTGCTGACCTTCTGCATCGAAAAAGTCAACGATATGATGCACGCGCACCCCAATTATTATTGGAAACCCGATGAGTACTTTTATCGTGTGGATAAGAGCGGTAATGCGGCGCTTTATTATGACGCGGATATCGAGGAAAAGTTCGGCGTCAAGGATTTTCCCGATGCATTTGAACGTAGATCGCAACTTCGTTATGCGAAAATTGTAAACGCGCTTAATTTACGTACGTACCCCGACACGACAAATAAGAACGGCGAATGGTATGGCCAATGCTGGCAGGATTTATTCGATCTGATGGATATTGCACGCCATCACAGCAGTCGCAAATTCGATGTTGTCGATCTTCGGTACAACGACTATCGTGAATGTTATATCGACCACCAGAGTCATGAGGATTTTGATAGTCTCTCATCATGGTTGCATTACCATGATATTCCGTCTGCATTGGACATGATTGCATGTGACAAGTATAGCATCAAAACTGGAAACGATAATGAAGAATCCCCGTGGTGATATTATGGGAATGAATATTCGCAAAAGTATTTTTGAAACGAACAGTAGTAGCTCGCACACGGTGACCTATCGTGCCAACGACAATAAAAACGCAGCTACGTCCTTCGACTTCCGTGCTCGTGATGGTGTAATTAAGCTTCCTTTGACCTATTACGGATGGGAATATAGACATTACAATACTCCACGCGATAAACTGCTTTACGTTTTGACGTACGTGATGGTTCTCTGCTATGACGAAATGAGCACCAACCACGCCAAGTATTGGCCAGAGGATGTTTATCTCGAGGAGCGTAAAAACTATATCCGCGAACATATTAGCGAGTGGGGTGAAGACGCAAGCCCTCAGGACAAGCTTTATGAGAAGGAATACGATAAGATTTTGAGCAAGCAGGAGTACCTCAAGTACGAAAAGTTTATCGAAATGCTCAATTCGAAGGTGTATCCTGACTCTTCGAGTGCGCAATGCTGGAAGGATCTTTTTGATCTCGCTGATTTGATTCGCACACATAATGCAACCCCAATTAATGCATCAACGCGTCTTACTGTTCGTTTTATTGTCACTTATCAGGATTTCAAGGATGGCGGTATTGACCATCAGAGCATAAACGAAGGTGCCCTTTCTGAATGGTTGGATTATAATGGCGTCGATAGCCTGGAAAAGTTAATTTTTGATGCACATTATTACATCAACACAGGCAACGACAATTGCGGCGAATGTGAATATGAATAGGTGAAGAATGAACGCTGTTTTGGGAAAATACACAAATGGCAATACCACCGTGACTATTTTTGATGATGGTACAAAAATTCGTGAGTGGGCCGATAACGAAACCGCGAGAAGCGAATTTCCAGAATGCATCGATGTGAATATTTCGTATCGGTGCAATGGTCGTTGTCAGTTTTGTTACCAGAACAGCACTATTGACGGACCCATGGCAGATTTAACCACATTCGACTCTTGGCTGGACATGATTCCTCCATATGTCGAATTTGCGATGAATTGCAATGATCCGGAAATGCCGCATTTGGACGAATTCCTCGAAAAATTGGCAAAGCGCAATATCATTGCGAATTTGACGGTGAATCAAATGCATTTTATGAAGCATTTTGATAGATTTGCTGATTGGAGTTCAGGGGGTCTTGTTCATGGTATTGGTGTAAGCGTGCATACCATCACCGAGCGTACCATTGATTTACTGGGTAAATTGGACAATGTGGTTGTGCATACCATTAATGGTATTTTGAGCCCTCATACCATGTATGCGCTCGCAGATCATAATCTTAAGCTCCTCATTCTGGGTTATAAGGATATTGGCCTAGGTCGAAAGTTTAAGTCCATGCGTCCAGTTGAGGTTGAACAAAACATGCGGTGGCTCTATCTTAATATTGACCGCATGTGTAGTCGCTTTGATGTAATCAGTTTCGATAACCTCGCAGTCAAACAGCTTAATTGTCGGAGATTTGTGAAGGATTGGGATAAGTTTTATATGGGAGATGATGGTACTCATTCGATGTACGTTGATCTCGTGCATAAAACGTATTCCCGCAGTTCCTTGATGAGTGAGGACATGCGTATTCCCTTTGATGCTTCCACAAATATTCGGGATATGTTTGCAAACATTCGTATTGATTAAAAATATGATGGATATTGATAAGGTAAAGACAGAAACACGTACACTTCGAGCATATTTGGCCGACATGTATCGAGATGTTCTGGATAAAGCAGGAAACAGCTACATGGCTCATCTCAATTATGTGGCCGACGTGTCCTATTCCTTTGGTGTCAGCATGGGACTAAATGACGAGGAATTGCGTATCGTTTATGTTCTTGGATTGATTCATGATACGTTGGAAGACTTGCCTGCAGGCATGGATGCAGAAGCGCTTATCCAAGAAATTACGTATCGGATTCCGTCTGATTACTTTCCTACCATGTACACCGAATTTAGCGATGCATGGTTAAGGATTACGCGTAGTAAGGGAATGACGTACTCTCAATATCTCGAACGCGTTAAGGGCAACAAATATTCGTGTATTGTGAAGACCGCGGACGCCTCGGATAATAGCAGACTCGAACGATTCAAAATCTGTGATCGAACAGAAGAAAACAAAAGACATTGCCAAACGTATGCCAAGCGCTCTATAATGTTGTTAAAGCATTTCAAAAGCACATACAACAAGGAGTAGCATAAATGTCCAACGCGAAGTTTCTTCACGCGTCCGTAAGTGATTACCAGCTTCATAACGATAGGTTTTTTGATATCGAGTGTTTGGTTGGTCTTTGCGAGCCTGATGAATTCACCAAGAAGAATTACGAGGTGAAGGACAGTTTTACCGGCGGGAAGGAGCTGTGCCTGGATGTATTGATTAATTTGCACGCACACGCAAACAATGAGGGCAATATTGGCGATCGTTATGATTACAAGGTGAGGTTCTGCCCGTATCACGTAACTGTAGCGGTGATTGACAACTCCCTTTGCATCGTAAAGACCGAAAGCGCCTATAGCAATTATCCGAAGATTGATGATTTTGGGACTTTTTATACTCCGAATATGACGAAGAAGTTCCGTCGTTCCATCATTCATCGTAATATGTGGAATGATCGTCCGAACGAATTTGCGTGCATTTCGTGTGCGATTAATAAGTTTCTTTCTGTTAACGAGAAGACCATCCGCGATCTTCTTGCGAATTAGGATGACAATGACTTACAATATAAGACGTGGTGTTTTTGAAACAAACAGTAGTAGCACACATTCCGTGTCCTATGATTATAGGGACGACTCCATTAATCGTGTGTGGGAGGAATCGATCCATGTTCCTGTTGATTGTGGGATTTGCACGCTCTCAACGGGACGCTATGGGTGGGAGCTCAATAGTTATAACACCGCAACTGACAAGGCGCAATACCTATTGACGTATTGTCTTTACAATCTCCGTAGTGATATGGCATGGCGTCCGTGGGCATATTGGCCCCTTGATGTATATGAATATCGAAAGGACGAGAACGGACTATATTGCGATAAGATCAACGATCTCGAAAAACAGTACGGATTTAATAGAAAGCTTTACCCTCTCAATGTTATTTCCCATATCGATGAGGTGTACACGAGACGGCGTAAGCTAAAATACCGTATGGTTGTCGATTTCATCAACGGGGACATTGAATGTGCACAAAATCCAGAGGATGCATCATGGCGTTACATGCATGATTTGGAAAACATTTTGGACATCTACAAAACGTATAATGATACCCATATTGACACGTTCGAGTTGCCATACCACGCCTGGGAGGACGCATATGTTGATGACCAAAGTGTGGTGGGTGATCTTTCAGAATGGTGTTCGTATCACGGTGTGAATAGTTTGATGTCCTTTATTTTTGATCCGGGATACGCAGTTAATACCGACAACGACAATTATTAAGAATTCCTATGACATATTTTGAACAAATAACGGAAACGAAGAAGGTTGAACAGCCGCACGAAGACAACAATCCTCTGGAAATGGTATTATTTTTTGAGGCGAGGGTATATTCTTCCCACACCGAGGATAAGGACGAGGTTGAGGAGACCATGCAGCGAATTCCTCTCGGAGTTGTACGATATGAGGAAGATGAATACTATGGTACCCCATCATGGGCTAATCTTCTTTATTCTTATATCCAGGATAAGATTGTTTATGCAAAATCCGATGTCGACCGCTTGTATTTTGACGAAGCTTCCATCGTAAGTTGCACCACGCTTTTTGATTTGGTTCGTGCCGATAATATTATCCGTAGGCATTGGGCGGAACATAACCACGAACCCAATCATGCGTTTGATATTATGATTCTTCGTTCAGAACGCTTGGAAGATCCTCGCAAGCTTCCGTTTGATAATGATCGTCGCGATGAACCGTGTGATATTAATTCGATTATTATTTCGTGCAGATTTGTTCGTTCATTTACTTTGGGGGTTTAAAACATGGGCGCCGATGCAGAAACCATTGACAACATCGTAAAGAAGCTTAATCTCGCCCAACCGTCTTTTAACAAGGAAGACGCGGTGTGGGTGGCCAATAAACTTGTTGATGAGGTAATTGAGGAGTTCTCGCAGAAGTTTGAGGACGTGTTGCAAGAAATTCGTAGTAAGGGGATTCAATACTTTAATCGCGAAGATTTTAACCTTTCCGACGATGAATGGGAGGAGGTTGTGAATTTCGCAATCATGTATGGGCTGGGATATGTGCTAAGTCGTAATGACTTTACCCCGGATTATCGAATTCGTGTCAGCACCAATGCAAGTAATAAGGGTAAGACTTATGATATCATTCGCAAGCGGGTGGCCCAATTGCTTGAACACGAATATCGCGACGGCGGGAAGTCGCATGCAAAGGCAATCGTTCTTAAGGAATTGATCGATTTTTGACAATTCGTGCAAAGTAAGTTATAATATGGACATTCACCAATATTGAAAGGATTATTGACATGGGCGACCATATCGCTGATACGATTGCAATCCCACCAGGAGAGACCCTTCGCGATGTGATCGAAGGTTCGGACATTACCTACGAAGAATTCGTAAAGCGTATGGGATATACACGTGGTTATATTGACGCGGTGATGGCTGGATATATCGCCATTACTCCCGAATTTGCCAAACGGGCGAATGATATCCTATGGAAGCCTGGTCTTAGTCCAACAACGGAGTTTTGGCTGAACCTTGAATCGCTTTTCCGGCAAGATTTGGCGGTTCTTCGCCAACTAAATGAGGTTAAGGAGAACAATATTGTCCAGTGACAACATGGTTTATACCATACATGACTATAATCGCGATCGCGAGGCGCCCGAGTTTTTCGAGTTTCGTGGCCCCAACGATAGCACGGTATCCGTGAGGAGAAAGGATTCACCCGTCGAGGACACCGATTATTCCATGAATTATATCGTTGTTCTGCTTCGGGATAAATTGGTGAGGTATCGTGACGAAATCCTTTCGCATCACACAGTAGACGATGCATATGAGGATTATGGTCTTAAGCTCGTTGATCAATGCATCGATGATGCCGATATTCTGATGGAATATTTCGATTTAACGGATGTCTATTCCGTCGAAAATAACTATAACACGGTTAAAGGTGAATTGGCTCAATTTCACAAAAAGTATGGTAATGCCGTTATATGGACGGATGCGACTCAAATCGTCAAATCCACATGGAGTAAATGCACAAATTTAGAAACTGCGAAGAATGCTGCATCTGAATATGCAAATCTCCTAAGAATGCAGGAAAACAATATACGGACAATTAATACTCGTTTTTTCGATACCATCCGTGATAATTACATGAATTGGTGGGATTGATGGCAGAAATAATGTTTATCGACTTACACGATCAGGCATTAATGAAATCGATGGAACATGATATGCTGATCGTTTTAAAGGATGTTGGCGAATCTCCGTCTGAATTAACTGTACTAAATCGACTAATTCGATCGGTCGACGTCATTAATGAAAATCTTTATGCTAATTTGGCCATGATTGGCCAAGAAGTCGAGGTTTTTGGGTTAAGGGCTCTTCGCAATTACATAACGAGTGAGGAGCACGATATTTTGTATGACGCGGGGATGCCAACAAATTCAGGATTGAATTATACTCGTCCCATTAACGAATGGATGAATGCGTATCATACCATTTTTGTGAACGTGGCTGTGCGATATACCCTTGAAATGTATAGGATGTTTCATAACGGTCTTTCGTATAAGCTTCTTTACTGTTGGGACGACTATCGAAAATCGCTTCAACATAATACAACAAGGAATTAACCATGCACTATACCAATATTTCGAAAATCCTCAATAAAAATCGTAAGCTTTTAACCCTCGAGGATTATACGGATCTTTATGCGTTTGTCGATGAATGCATGAAGTTTGATGTTACCGAAGCAATGGCCAATGATGCTTTGCGCGCAACAAAGCTGATGTATTTGTTTATTATCGAACATCTCAACGATAACGCAGGATCTTATCCATTTCAGCCGTATGTCCCGCTTTATCCTTCCTATGAGCCGTGCACAAAGCGGCCTAATACTGGGGATGACCCTATTACCGGACCAATTGTTACTCTGGCAACAGCAATTAGGGAGACAATCGAACCGTCCTCAGCACGTTTGGATTTAAACGCATGAGCGTTAAGTATGATCGATAGTTCCGAAAGGAGAATACTATGACAACAATTACAGGTACTGGAGGTGGTCTCGACGTTGGTGCATTGTTCAACAAGGCTTTTGATAAGGTCAACGAACTCGGCAACACGCTGACCAAGCAGATGGAAACCCTCAATGCAAACGACAACCAGGCCATGCTCAAGATGCAGTTCATGGTTGGGCAGTACAATGCCATGCTGGAAGCCACTTCTTCTGTGACGAAGTCCCTCGTGGACGAGTCCAAGCAGATGGCCTCGCGCACTGGTTAATGTCATCGTGGTGTATGTGACAAATCATCGGTCATCCCCATGGCAGTATTGTATTGAACTCAATACTTGCTATTATCACAATTATCGTTATAATAAGGATGTTGGGTGAAATATCCCGAGAATAAATGAATTAATATGGAGAAATAATGTATGTCAAGGTACTCTGACCGTCCTATTGTGAATAGCTCGAGTTCTGGTATTGGGTTTTGTGGACTACTGACCATTTTGTTTATTGGTCTTAAGTTGTGTGGTGTGATCGATTGGAGTTGGTGGTGGGTTTTGGCCCCTCTTTGGATTCCTACGATTTTGGTCATTATCATTTTGCTGATTGCTTCCGTTATCCTTGTGAAGGGCAATCATAATAAGTGGTCGTGATCGTATACGGGATTAAAAATGAAAATTGGGTATTCGACACGCGCAATTTGTGCGCTGGGGTTTTACCTCGTTTTTATGATTGCGGTATTAATGGGAAGTGCCTATATCGCATCAGTTTTGGGCGCATCCCAATCCTTTATTTCCGCTCTCGCAATTGTTGAAATGCTTGTTTTGATTTATTTGCCCCTTGCGTTTCATACTTACTTGGATCGTGTAATGGAAAAGGATGAAAATGATCGACCGTAGTGATTTTGTTGAACAATTTCGTGAAGCCACGTGGCCAGTACTCTGTGATCTTATCAAAAGCCGATGGTTCTGGCGCGAAAGGGATGGTTGGGCGACATCCCAATTGGTTTATCACGAAAATCCCATGGTTGATGGCGGTATTGATATTGTATTAACGTTCCGCGAATATCAGGAGAATAATAACATCGAATTTAATAGTGCGATTACCGTGGAGGTACGCACACCTGGCATTTCAAGCGGATTCGGTACCCTTATGTGTGTCCGCATGGACAACGACCCGAAGACTGTCGAGGAACTGTACAACCTGTTGCAGGAACGCACCTGTGATCCTGTGCAGTTGGCCGAAACGCGTATATTGTGGAAGCAACCCACCGAAGTTAAGCAATTTACGGACGATTGCGCTGTATCCGTCGGTCCATATGCCGGCTTGCCGAAAGAATCTGGTACCGTGCTTGTTATGTTCGATTCCAAATATGCCAGCGCAAATCTGCCGGATACATCAAAGGTTCACGTCGCAGAATATGATCTTCGGCAAAACTCTTTCATCATTGATGGACGGGCATACTTCGCTAATGCTATCAAAGCGTGGGCAAAGTTCCCCGAACAACCGGATAAGTTTTCTCATTTCAAATCCCAGTAATGTTGATAAAAAGTGTTACCTCTGTTATAATGACATTAAACAAACGGAGGTAACACGTATGTCTAAGATTACGATTCCTGGAAAGATTCTCCTTTCCATCCTCAACGAAAACAATCTGACCCTGACCGATTTTGCCGAACGTCAGACTACGTTTACGAATACCGAACTTGCAGATATTGTTACCGGTCGTCTTTACATCGACGAGCCTCTCGCCGAACGTATTGAAAAGGCGACCAAATATCTTCGTGGTCATCTTTCGAAGGTACAGTGGCTCGGAATTCAGTACGCGTACGATCAGTGTGTTAATGCTGCAAATCCTTAGAGGGTACCATGAAAAATCGTTGCGAAACCATCATTGAATGGATACTGTGCCACGCCTTCATTTTTTGGACGGGGTGCGTCCTATCACTTCTCCTTTTTTGGTTTATTGCGATTTTGATGAGGGATTTCGCAATAGTCTGACATAACTTGCCATATTCTCAAAATATGCGTATAATGGTTCCGTATCAATAAGGAATGCAACAAAATGAATAACAATCACGAAATTATCGAATCCCTTCGCAACAACGCGTACGTTAAGGAAAAGGATTGCGGTAACAATGTTCATAGCTTTAATTTTACGCGTAAGGCGTTTTATAAGAAGGTATGGAACGCCCAGACTGTGCGAGCCCGCGGTCTTTTCGTGAATGTTAATACCGATGAGATCGTGGCGCGTTCCTATAATAAGTTCTTTAATCTGGGCGAGATGGAAGATGCTGACGTCACGTTGGCCAAGCTCGCATATCCGGTTCGTTGCTATGTTAAGGAAAACGGTTACCTTGCGATGTGCTCGTGGGATCGCGGCAACGATTGCCTTTTTGTGGCTTCGAAGTCGTCCACGTCCGGATGGTTTGCAGGACGTGCACGTGAGTTAATTGTCGCGACGCTCTCCGAAGAAGCCATTGATTATCTTAAGAATCACAACGTTACGATGATTTTTGAGGTGATTGATCCGGTTAACGATCCGCACATTATTCGTTATGAGGAAGCGCATGCTGTGTTGCTGGATATTGTTGATAACCAGTTTGACTGCAATTTCATGGACGATGATGAGGTAAATGCGGTGTCGTGCGCGTTTAACGACCATGGTACGAAGTATACCCATCGTAAGATTTTGTTTACCGTATGTGCATCTGAAAACGCACTGCGTGATGTTCTTCATCAGATTGATGATACGTGCACGGATCTTGAAGGCTTGGTGATTGTGGATAACCGCGGTTTTCGGGTAAAGTTCAAGTCCGCATACTATCGTTTCTGGAAGCTCGTTCGTGGTGCTGTGGGTAATGCGCAGAAGGTACGTGAACGGTTTGACCTTGCCGACCGTGATTATTATCGACGTGCCTTGGCGTGGCTGGAATCTGAGGCGGGTATGGATGCAGTATCAAAGTGCATGATCTCCGAGAATCGCCTCAACGTTGTCCGCCTCGCCAACGTTTTTGAATCGACTGCCCTCGGTACGCGACCTTAATTAATAATACGCGTATATTCTAAAGGATTATTAAATGGATAAGGATCGAATTGACTGGGCATGGAATAACATAAACGATATTATTCCGCCAAAGATCGGGTTGTATCGGATTAAAATTGTTAAGCATATCAACGGTGTAACCGATATTTTGGTTACACGGGCCCGTTGGGACGGTAAAACGTTCTGTTACGAACAACCGATTTTTGGTCCAATTGATGAAATTTATTGGCGCGAATATCGACCTAGTCAGGACGAGCTTAAGCGCTGGAGGGGCATTTCTCGTTAATATGGGTGACGTATGAACGATTTTCTTAGCGTATGCTTTTGGACAGCATTGGCTGTTTTTGTGGCAGCGACGTTGTTTGATTGGAAATTCGAATACAGGATCGCCGAGCCTGACAGTATTGGGTGTCGCTATTTTAGAATTGCAGCGGAGACTCATAATTTTAATCTGAGTATTTGCAGTAAAAGGTGATAAAGTGTCCGATTACTTTTTTGACGACCATGAAATGTTTGAGGCCGCATACAAATTAATTTGTGATCATATAGAAACCGCCGAATACCATCATTTTGCAGATCGACAATACGTGCTGTGCTTGATCACACTGTCCAACGGCGTCGATTCCCTCGGTGTATGCGATTATAAAAATTCTCCGGATGCAACACTCGATTATAATTTGGAAAATGGCAAGGAACAGGCAGAGGGTATTGCTTTTGAAAATGCCGTATCCAATGTATTGGACTTGATGCGCGAGGATATTGCGCGTTGTAAGTATAATTGGATACCTTTGTTTTTGAAAAAGAACCGATAAATTTGAATCCACCACGATCAAATTGGGGTATCCCAATGACTAAGATATAGAATGTGGGAAAGGATGATGCATATGCCGCATATGATTAAGTATCGTTTGGCCGCAGAAATTGCGGCACTTATCCTCACAGTTTTGTTTATGCTGGGCTTTTCGATACCCCTTATCGAAAACGAAACGGATTATATTACACAAATTATTGAAGTCATCAGTCTTCTTGTCGCAATTGCCCTGGCTGGGGTGATCATTGTCGTGGACTATGGTATAATTCGCGATATGGAATAAAACAATGCGGGCGTAGCTCAATGGTAGAGCAGAAGTCTTCCAAACTTATGACGAGGGTCCGATTCCCTTCACCCGCTCCATAATGGAGACCTTGGTGTTAATGGTTAGCATCACGGATTGTGATTCCGTTGGAGTCGGTTCGAGTCCGACAGGTCTCCCCAACAAAAAAAAAATACCCTATAAGTAATATACCCCTTAAGACAAAACAAAATGCAGTTTATTGATTGTGTGAAGGAACAGATCGCGCTTCTGGAACAACAGGATTTGAGCGCCTTGGACAAGGAAAGTGCCAGCGTGCAAGAGCGTCTCAAAAAGGACGGTTATTCGATCCAAAAGGTGACAGGGGCCAATAACCAAACGCGTTGTATTTTTCTCAATGTACTGGGTGATCGCGTCTCCGTGCTAAATGCACTCGAAAAGAAGGGATATGGCAAATATAACAAACATAGCAGTCGATCTGGCGTGGGCGAAATCGCCGTAACCAATAAAATCGTCATCGTCGCAAAACCCCCTCGAAATCCCAAATTGGGTAATAGTAATATTGATGACCTGCGGGAATGTTCCGTGTGCGTAATTCTCGATGCGCTAAGAAAAGCGAACAATGTCGAAGCACCAAAGGACTACGTTATTTCGTACATCGAGAAGCTCGCAAATGGCACGGTATCTGATGGAAAATTGGATATCCAGACTTCATGCAAAGATATTTTGACATATCTGAGCGATGATGCCCGGTATGATATTAGTGTCACCAACGCAAAAACAATTTACACCTATCTATCCTCCAATGCTCCCAATTGGAAGAAGTACGTAATTCATCACAAGAGCAAGTTGTTCGATGACATTAAGAAGAAGGGTGCCTCATTGTCTGGACTAAATCGCGATAAGTGGAATCCTTCCGATTTGATGATCATTAAGCAAGGCACCGCTGTACCAAATTGTGACAGCCTTACCGATTTTAATAAATGGGTGCATCCCGAACAATTGGAGGAAGCCGATGTTATCGGTATTAGCCTTAAGGATAGTCACGAACATGCGCGTCATGGGAAATGCAGTCTGGCTTCGCTAGATCGTGTGACAAATCGGCATCTTTTCACAAATCATCGCCAATATGACGACTTTGATGACGCCTTTAAGCGTGATATGACAGTGGCATTGAAGAGCATTGCCAGCCATTTGTCACAAGTGAAAGTGTATAATCTGCCGACTGAGCGCACTTTTGATGCCTGTATCGAAACGAATAAAAAGCTTAAGCTTGCTGTGAACTATTTCCGCAGTCTTCCGGTGGCGATCAATTGGTTGGCGAATATTGCTAACGACAAGGATCTCGCCGCAGTGATTACCGACGCCTATTGCATTGCATCGAGTACCCACACAAATAGCTGTTCGTACTATAAATGCGAGGCCTCGCATATGACGGATGTTCATCGATCTACGGACGCAAGTGTTAAAATTCGCAACGTGTTTGTCCCGCTTACAAAGGACGCCTCGATTGTTTTTATGGTTACTGTGGATAAGGGCGGCGAAAAGACGGATGCCAAGATCTCCCTGCGTTCGGACGGGCGCACTCTCATATTCGAGGTTGAGCCCAATAGGGGTATTCGCGGACAAGAACAGGCAGTCGCAATTGGAGAACTGTTGACAAAGAATCCGAAATTCTTTGGTGATTGACCAACATAAAAAATAAAAATTTTGCAATAATTTATGGTAGTGATGGTTTTTCCTCACTACCATATTTTTTTGTTCGTCTATATAATACCAATCATTAAGAAGTTCATTAAAAATTTGGAACGATTAAAGATGAAGACAAAATCTTCGAATCGTGTTGCCAAGCATTGAAAGATGCTATATAATTCGATTCGAAGGTTGCAAAAAGTGCAAAGCACTAAATAGCGAACCTTCCATAAAATGGTGTTGACAACCATTTTAAAATGAGTTACAATATCGTTTATGAGGTTCCTTAAAAATTTGGATGAAAGAAGTTCAGATTAGAACATCACAAAATGATGTTGACAAGTTTCGCAAGATGCTTTATAATATCACTTGTGAGGTTCTTTAAAAATTTGGATGTGAGACATTCAAATTTGAATATCATTAAGATCAGGTTGCTTCCTAAGTAAATTTGATTTATAATGATTGCAAGTCGGAAAGAGATCGATTTGCTCCACCGTAGTTCAGCGGGTAGAATGCCGGACTGTGGAGGAGCAAAGGGTTGTGAGCTTAATCTCACGACCAGAACAAATGCTCTTTAAAAAGAAGTGCTATATAAGAATGGACACCCATTCTTGCAAAGGATGCGTTGAGTACTCTTTGTTTTTGATTCCGTACGGGCCGGCTAGGCGAAGGTCTCGGACTGTTAATCCGAAGGCACCGAAAGGTGGCGAGGTTCGAATCCTCGGTACGGAGCCAAAAGTTAAGAGTATTCAAAGGCACAAAGGCATAAATACCCATGTTCAAATAGCAAGAAAGAGTAGAGACTGCAATCTCCACCCTTTCTCTAAAATTTAACATAGGTGTATTATGTCAAATTCTACAAATACTTATACGTGTAAGTTTTGCAGTAAATCGTTCAAAACCGCTCACGCTCTCCATTGTCACGAATGGCGTTGTCCTAGTAATCCTGAAAGAAAACTTCCTCCTGTATCGGATAAGGCAAGAAAAATCCACTCCGAAACAAGACAAAGACAAATAGCTGAAAGTTTGACAAAATATTGTAAATTTTGTCATTGTAAGGGATTTAAGGATGTAGTGCAACATGAGTTACATTGTGCATATAATCCTAATAAATTGGTTTATAAAAAAATAACGGATCATTCCAACGACAATTTAAAACCAAAATTTCCTAGATCTAACAATGAAAGGTATGTTAAATTAAAAGAGGAAAAGGACAAGGCTTATTACGTACATCGTATAAGATCGAATAATGGGGATTTATTGGATGTTTCCAAATTTGAAATTGAAGTATATCGGGAAAATCATCCAAGATGCGAAGTATGTGATAGAG